ACTATCTCACAAGTCTTTGTTCTCCAAGCAATATTCTCAAATACTGGTTCTACTGGCTGTATTCCTTCGACTCCATGAGAATCTGGTCTTACACCATGTAGTTTCATTTCTATTGATTTTTGTGTTGCTCCTGTACCACCATTGGTAAAGGTCAATATTATCTCTGGTGCTGATGATAATGATGTAGTTGGTTTTGTTAGTGGTTTTCTAATTTGGTCTAACAGTTGGTTAAGTTTGTCATCGTTCTTCCATGAAGCTCTAAAGTTTCCTGTAATATCAAATACTCTTCTGAATGAAGCTACTGATTGATGACTTCCTATAGTATAAAGTAATGTTGGGTTTTGTGCAAATGATATACTTGCATCTTGTAATTCTGCTACTATGCTTCCTGAAGCACCTGTATCTGCTCCACCTTCACCAGCCCATTTTAACTGACCATGTGCAAATGTATATGGAAATGATTCTGTATCTGTTGGTGGTGTTGTGTCAAATCCACTTGTATAAACAGATCCACTTGTTGAATCTTCTTTACCATAACCTATATCTAATGTACAATCAACTGGGCTGTCAATAGTTGTACTTATTCCTAATGAGTTTGCAATACAACCAAGTCCTCTTCTTACTTGGGTATTTGTTTCACCCTCAAAACCTACTTCTGTAGTAAATGTTCTAACTGCTTTTGCACCTGCATGAACGCCTGCTGTTGTACCATATTTATATACATAAGGTGATGAGCCTGTTTTTGCTGGTTCGCCATAAATTGATCCAAAAATCCAAGGGTTTGATAATACAAAATCCACGCCCATTGAACCTGTTTGCTGTCCATAGGCATAATCTTTAACTTCTACTTGTCCTAATGTTGGTAAATCTTTAGGGTTGTGTGTTAATGACCAATTTGTTAGTCGTGCGTTTAGTCCAAATGCCTTATCTAAAGCAGAATCTCCCGGACTTGCTCCAAAGGTTGATTCCCAACCATATCGAATATAGGATGATGCACCTGTTCTAACCATTCTTTCTCACTACTAATTTGAGGTTTTTGCTTATAAAGATTATGCTCATGGGTTCATCTTCCTATATGTTACCCTGATCATATGCCTAAACATATTTCTGTAAAGCCTTGAAAGTGGAACTGTACCTACTATCCTCAAATCAACGAAACCCTCTCGTCTTATCTGATCTTTTATAATTCTTGCCAACTCTTTCATTATTACTGCGTGTCTATCCAAAGTTTGATATGACCTCACATCTAAGGTTAAGGTTATTGTATGCATATGATCTGCACCATATAAACTGAAATATTTGACATCCTCATCCATAGCCTCAATCAAAATAATACCTTTAGATATTTCCATATCCCCAAGCCCTATGGTTTTCTCATCCCATATTCTCTCTACTCTTGGTACTACACCACCACTTGTATTATTCCATTTAGTCTTAATCATGTCTATACAATCGTCTATTGCATCATAAATTCCTATTGTACTCATATCATCGCCTACTGAACTTTCTTGTACCTCTGTGCATACGCTGTGTATAATAGTTAAATATCTCTGATATTCCTAATTGATGTGCCATTGGTTTAAGTTTCATATGCTGTGTAATATTTGTCTTATGTCTTGGAACTATTCTTCTAGTTGCTCCTGTTTTGCTACGCCAAGTAACAGCTATCTTATCAGGATTTGCTGGATCTAGTTCCTCTACTGAATAGTTTCTTCTTAATCCATTCTTTTCTATAGCCAATGCAAAAGAATAGTTAAGCCTTGTTAACATGGTTTCCTGTTGTTTTTCTGTCTTTGATTTAAACTCTTTCGATAATGCTGGATCTCTCGCTATGACTTTCGCTGTCCATTCCATTAATCTAAACATATTCGGCTTTGTACCTTGTGGAACACCAAAATATTCAAATGCCATAACATCACTCATACTACCTCTTGTTGTAATCCTACCACTTTCTGGCATATAAACTAATAATTCTCTTATCTCTCTAACAGTAAATCCCTGTTCTAACATCCAATATTGTGTTTGTTGGAATCCTATATACTGCATCTTTCTTTCAAGCACTCTAATTAAACCACTAACTGTTTTAACGTGTCCAAGTCCTGTTCCTTTCCCAGCTCTTAATAGTTTCCTTGTAACTGATCCTGCTAGACCATCTACTCTCGCTTGATTTGAACCAACAAACAACCTTCTTCCATCGTTGGAAACATGGGCAAGTATTTCGACCATTATGGTATAATGAAAACTTCTCTACGATTGTCTATACATTTTTCAATGTCTTCTATCCATCTTGTTTTGACAGCCTGTAGATCAATTCCAGTTCCTCCCATTGGTAATCTGTCCATTCTTAAACTTGTATTGACAAGCTCTATAGCTGTCATCTTAATAATGCAATCAGCAATATCGCCGGGAATTTCAGTATCGCCAGCAAAGTTTTCGCCACCATATCTGTAAGTTACTCTAACCCTATTCTTTCTTAAAATTGAAAATATAAAACCTCTAAGGTGTACTGTACCTCTTTCGTAGTTAGCATCATACCAAGTGTTGTTTCCTAATATGTCTTCCCAATTCGCAGCAGCACCAGACCATATTTCTATCTTATCGCCCTCAGCAGCATCAAAATCATAGATGTTTCTATGTTGTAAGAATAAAGGTGTACCCCATCCAAATGTATATAGTAAAGGTAAATCGTGAAGTTCTCTTGTTTTCTTCTTTGAACGCCATGCGTGTCCCATTCTTCGATCAAGTTCGTCTTCTTTCCTCTTGATTATCTTTTCAACCTGTGCTGTATTAGGCGTGGTTGTTGCAGTTATGGGTATTCTTAGGAAATCAGCTATATCTCCAGCCGTACAATATGTTGTTGCCATACTACTTATAAACCTTTACAGTATTTAAATTTACTTAAATACTACGGTTACTTCAGCACTACCATCACAATCTGCGAATATTCCATTCTCAAACCTTCTATGGATATTCTGATAGTTTCCCTCTATTGCTGTGAATATGGTACATTCTATTGGTGTAGCACTGTCAGTTGTTCCATTTCTGAACTCAACCTTGTTTGAGCCACTACCTTTCTTTGTGACATAAACATGGACAAGAACACCATGATCACCTTTTATAAGTGTATCACTGTTGAATGATACTACATTATGATTTAGTTCAACCATACCTACTATATTATCAAGTCGTATATAAGGTTTGCTTAGGCATTTTCATACGAAGCTTCTATGTAGGCTAGGGCTTCCTTTCCACTTGCCAACTTCACTTTTATCTTTTCATAGTTAGCTGTTTCATATCTATCCATTCTTTCTATATCCCAAGGCTGTGCCTTGAATACTACACCAGCAACAGATTTACCTTTATCCTTTTTTATTGTAGGATATGTTATAAGATAAGAGTGCATGACCTTACTATAATCTTCTAGCCTATCATCTTCTGCATCTACCCTATGTTTTAGAATCCAAAACCTTTGGGTTGAATTTTGAAGAGTTCCATATACAAATACATTTTCCATGATATACTATACATACACGACTATTTAAAGCATTTGCAAAAAAAAATTAGAGTGTTTTTACTCCTGTTCCTCTATTAACAGTGATTGTCTGACCTTTAAGGTCAACCTTTGAAACGGTAGGAATATCTTTTACCTTAACTACACCTGTACCACGATTAGTGGTGATGGTTTCATTTTTAGGTAGTTTTGAACTCACTTTCTTAAAAATCAAACCTTGTGCGTTTATGGTTGATGTTCCTCGTTTGCTTGTTAGTGTTGTCATACATCTATTAAACAGGTGGTATATTTAACCTTTTCTTCAGCAACATTGTTGACTTGTCATAACATTTGTTGAAAAAAAAAGTTGGCTGTTTTTGAACCCTAGTAGCCTATGACTAGAAACTCGAATACTTTCGAATTTACTAACGCTGAGGAATTTGGTACTTCTGCTAAGATATTACCGTTTCCTGAACCTGTGAAAGCTTTAATCTTCTCATTGGCTTTGTCGTATTGTACTACTAGCTTTGAATCCGTATATGTAGGAATCACTGCAACTAGTGTAGATATTCTGCCCTCTTTGAGGTCAGCCGACACTCCGTTGGTCGCATAGTTATCAGAGCCACCGAAGGTAACTTTGATAGCATACACTCGCAGCTTTGAAACCAAAGCAGCTTGCCATGAGAGAGTTTTTCTCACGTTAGCATCTGTCCATGTTGATGAACTTATTGTTAATGCCATTGATATATAGAGAAGTTAAAGACTTATAAAGATTACTTCCACCAAGAACCTAATAACTCAATTCCAGTGATTGTTTCTATTACTATAGAACCAAATAGGAATATGATTACTAAATCCCTCGCTTTCGCTAATTTCTCGTTATGATATAGTTGTACCATAATTTGAGGTTTATTGTTCACTTATAAAGATTATCGCCAATTATCCTTCTTTCTGTCTTCACATTGAGTGCATTTAAGAACACCTTTGTGATAACCACAATCTTTACATTTTAATGAAAATGCAACAGCATCATTCTTCCCAGTTCTTCTAAGCATGAATATAGCTACAGCACCGATAAATATCATCGCAATAATAAATACTATCATATATTATGATGTATAATAGTATATATAAATTTTTCCTAACCTAAAGTTAAGTATTACTAAAAAAAGAAAATGTACCCCGAAGGGCGTTCAATTTTATTCTAGAGTTTTATATCTCTGATTTTACCTTGTGATTTGAAGTGTCTGCACACAGATTCTCCCATTGTACGGAAAACACCTTTCTCAACAAATGCATTGTTGACAAATGGGTAGCCCGGTGATCTACGAGTTGCCTCATAGTATTCAGTTGGGATTGCGATTTGGATTCCAATTCTTGGATAACCATATCCTTCTGCGTCTGACGTATCGAAAGCGAACAATCTACCTACTTCACTTGTGTCGGCAGCTTTGCTTGGACTGTCCTTGCTTGGTATGAATGGGATTCCATAGATTGAATCTACATGAATACCTACACCTGTTCCTTTGAATGTCTGAATACCGTTCACATCGACTTGTACTAAGCTTTCACCGTATGGATTTGGAATACGGACTGAAGGCATATATAAGCCTTGGATCTCGGAATAGACTTCGTGAGAACCTAAGAACACATTTGGATCTTTACCTGCGGCAATTCTAATCTTTCGTAAGAAAGCTCTTAGAGTGTCGTCTGTAAGAACACCATTTGTTCCAATAGTACCAGAAGCTGACTCAACAGTAGAGTCATATGTTGTACCACTATCTCTATCAATAGTTGCGTTTGCTCCCCATGGATCATAATGTCCACTTCCTGAACCACCTAATGCTGTTTCCTCTGCACCAGATGATACGATTCGGTCAAGTGACTCAAAGTCGCTTGTTCCTGCAAATGCTCCTCCTGCTGCTGCTTGTGTTTCAACGTCTGCAAGTAGTTGTCTGTTTAGAAATTCTTTGTGTTGTACTGCCATGTAAAGTCTTAGAGAACCTAAGCCTCCCCAGATATCGTCTTTACTGTGTGTTGCCAACCATTCCATAACTTCGGATGCTGAGAAAGGCAGTTGTGCTGTCTTTGGTCGAACATCGATTTCTGCAAGTGTTGGTTTAACAGTTTCGGCAATATTGCCACCTTCTGCTGTACCACCTAGAGCTGTGTTGCCCTGATTGGTGTTCAGAGTTGGTTTTGCAGTAATAACCCTCCATCCAGATTTGTCCCAAGGGTACTTTGGCATAATACCAAATGCGTTAGCCTCTAAGTTAAGTTGAGCCCATGCATATGCTCCATAGATTGCGTTGAAAACGCCTGCTGTGGAGGTAGTTGCTGGTGCATCTGCCTTTCTAAGTAGGTTACGATTGTACCCATAGTAAAGAGCTTCAAGTTCATCGATGGTCTTTATTTGAACCATTTTAGAAACCTCGTACCTCTTCGTCTGTTGGTGTGTAATACTTTCCTTTCAGTATATTTCTTGCGACATTGGATAGTCCCTCAAAGCCTTCTGAACGTGCATCTTTAAGAATTGGGCTAAAGTCGGTTTGACTCTCTCCTATTTTCTCAACTGCTGCGTTTGGTCTTGGGGTTTCAGTGGAAAACGTATGCTGTGACTTTGCTACAAGTTTTGGCACACCTTTATTAAGTGGCTTCTCTTGCATTGAAGGTGCTGCATCATTCGCTGGTTTGTTGTCATCAACTCGATCATCGTCTAGTCCTGCTTGATCTCCTTGTGGATAAGGCTGTGCTGGTGCTGTTACGTCAGCTCCGACATCATTGTCTGATCCAGTAGTTCCTGCTGGTGCTAGGGGTAAATCTGTTGGTGTTTCGAGAGCTTTCACTCTGCCATCAATACCTTTGATTGTTGCTGCGACATTCTTGACTTGCTCGGTTAATTCACCTAAGCCTGCCTTTACGGATTCTTCAAAAGCCTTTTTGGTTTTTGTTTCTTCCTCTTTGTCATCTTCAGCTTTTCTAGTTGTTTTCTGTTCTTCTTCCTTGTCGTCTTCAGCCTTTTGGCTGATTTTCTTCTCTTCTTCAGGTTTTTTATCTTCGTCTGTCATGTTGTTATCCTTATTAAATGTATCGTGCTTTATATATATTTCTGCTTTTTCGGTCTTTTTATCATCATTTACCTCTGTAATCTGTGCAATAGGCTCACTTCCTTGTTGTGATGTGTTGTAGCCACCTAGACCTCTAACTCCACCAGTTCTACCCTGTCCCATATCCTTCTCTTTATCTTCTACTTCTTTTGGTTGTGCATGACCTGTACCTTGCCACTCGCCTTGCTTATCTTTAACTTCACCTATTTTTCTATTAGAACTTGTATCTCTATCTACATCTTGGTTATACATACTATGTTGATCACCATCGGCATTTGAAAAGTCTGGCTTTGTGACATAACACCCAAACTTAGAGCATTTTATGAGCATCTTACCATTTCCAATATCTTCACCCTCTACAACTGCTTTTGACAGTGGATTGGTGTGAGTTATTAATGCTAATGGAACTGCTGGATCTTCACATACTGCTACCTCATAGTGTTCCAAATCAGTTAAAGCATATGCAATAGAGCCATCTTTCATTTTGACAGGCTCTCTATCTGCCTTTGTTGCTCCACCAAAGCTTAAACCTTTATATGTACCATCTTGTATTTTCTTCCAAATATCATCATCTAATTCATAGTCTTTGTGTATCTTACCTGTAATCTTTATAGCTGGATATGTGTTGCCCTCTGCATCATCTATTGTAGTCTTTGCGAAATTAATACCCTTACCCACTACCCTGTTTGAGTGTGTATCTGTGATAGGAGCTCCCCTATCCATCCATGTTGGTAATACTTTGTATAATTCATCAACTATGGTAATCTCGCCTTGTTTATCCTTCATTTCAACTGTGAGCAATCCTTCAAAGAATCTCTCATCATCTGCCTTTGTATTGGCGACCAAGCCCTTAGTAACTAATGTTCTAAAGAATAGCTTATCCATTGTATTTTATATATGCTTTTCCTTTATAAAGATAATGTTAAACTGGTAAAGGGTTGGTAAAAAATACCCTATTTACCTGTCTTGTGGTCTATTCTGCCTCGACTTCTTTCTTGGCTTTTGTCACTACATAATCAGCAGTAAATCCAACCGTTAGACCTACCAATACTATTCCAGCATCGGTCAATCCATCTACTATTTGGATTTGTGCAAGTGCCAGAGCAGCGAAAGTAGCAATAATCAGTGATCCTGCGAGTCGTCTTATAGAATAAGGCTCTCCTTCAGAATGTAACCATCCTCTTAGCGTGTTCAGACCTGCTCCTATTGCTGATGCAATAGCGACAAGTATTAATGCTTCTACCATATCCCATATAAAAGAAGGTTGTATTTAAGGTTATAGGAAATCTGATAACTGTACAAAGGCTATTATAGAACCTACCACGCCCAATACTATCATTACGAATGATTTAACCATTTGGCGTTTATCCATAGTATGAACCCTATATTCGTCAAATTTAGTTTCTAGTCGTATAGTCTTAATCGTATTGTCATCGACTTTTTCTTCAATTTTTTTAAGTTCTTCTCTAACGTACTGTTCAAATTCTGTCATTACTCTCCACTCTCAATCGGTGTAAGCATCTTCTCTCCTATCATAGCCCACACTATTTGTGGATTAGCCATAACTACTTGTGGGAAAAACGGATCGCTTCCACTTCCTTCAAAAGTTCCACACGCCCAGCATACCCAAACATTGTGCATACCATCTGAATATCCATATGTTTTCTTTTTACAATCTCGACACTTATTCATATACTAAATTCCGAAGGCTTTATATTTAAGTATATTCATACACATAGTATGGCTAGTAGTATTTACATTTATACAAGAAGAGAAGATTATGACAATCTGTACAAAGGTAAGACAGAAGCTTTCACTTACCAAACACCAGTGCTTGATTTCTTCATTAGACCTACAGAGGGATATGATGTAGGTGATTCAATACCAACCAATAAATTGTGGGTTATAACACATACAGATAAACTAAAACAAAGACCTTCTTTGGAAAGAACCATATGTATTTTTACAAACGGCACTTGCTTTGATTATCTTTCTGGTAGTGAATTACAAGTGGAGAAAGATAAAATGATTTACGATCCAATAAATAATATGTTAGAATTTTATCCTAGACGACTTAGAAAACCATTACTATCTCTTAAGGTAGATAAAGTAGTTGGTGGAAGACCTGAAAAGAAATCAAAGATAAACTACAAGGCAAAATATTATGATATGACAAACGATAGGCTGAACCTATTTGTCTAGTTTTATTTTTAGGGCAGCAGGATTTAGTGAGATAATAAATCTGTTAAAAGAAACTAATACAAAACTAGGTAATATAGAAAAGTTAATGGAGTTCTTACTCTCACCACCTGATTTAAAAAAATATAAAAAGGGTTTAAGGTTTGATGATTTACCTCGAAAGTCTTTTAGTGACCAAGCTTAGCCAACCTTTCTATTCTAGGTTTTAATCTCATAACTAACTTAGCAAGTGGATAGGCAACCACCAAGTCAACCATGACACTCTGCCATACGAAATTTATAAACTGTTCTGAATCCAGTCCTATTACAAACAGCATCCAAGGAATTGTTACTGTAAGATAGCCTATTGCAAATATAGGTGTTATAATCAAATATTCTGCAATACCAGATATAACATCATGTACACTACAATCACATTTTGGTATGACCGTCTTCTTTCTTTTCCAATCCATGCTATTTAAAGCATTTAATTCTATTTAAATTATCGTCTTATTGATTTAGTTGGATCGTTCATTTGCCAAGCCCAATCCTTTCCATGCTTTCTTCTTAGACTTGTCCAAAATGGATCTTCACCTGCACCATGCATCTTACCTATAATTCTTTTATAACAACCTCTACAAAATCTTGCATTTATGTTTTCTATGTGAAATTTCCATCCACCACACACCATGCACATACCATAATACTTTTCGCCTACAGGTACTAAAAGTGCCTCTCTGCCTCTCTTACCACCACAATCACCACATATATCAATAATAGTTGCAGATACCACATCTTTGTGAAAACATATGAAGCATATACCCTCTTTGTAGTTATCAACGGCAGTTTGCTCATGCTCTTGATGCATCTCCCATAACTTCTTGCCGACAGCAGTATTACCTGTATCTACATTTAGTTTGGTTGCCAACTACTTCTCTGCTTCAAGTATTCGTTTCAAGCAATTCTGTACAAACAAATATACATTATTTGTTGCGTAATCGTTTGTAGATACCTTTCTACTTGCTTTTTTAATGTCTTCTATAGTGTCATCTATTGCCTTAAAATCTGCTGTATATACGTTGGTCAGTTTCGGTTTCTTTGCTATTGTTAGATTCGCTTTTATTTGTACATCTACTTCAGTACCATCATATTTTATTTCTGATTTTGGCTTTACCTGTACTGTTGCCTTTGTTTGTTCTCCCTTAATTGATTTAATATCCTTACTCTTTTTCACTGTCATCTTCCCACCTCCTTGTTTGACCTAATTCCTTGTTAACTATTTCCCTAGCCTGTCTTACTGTCATTATAGCATTTTTCCTTA